TAATAAATTTACAGTTAATGTTGGTTTATCTACTATTGCTCACGTATATACAGGTGGTGGCATAGTTCAGAAAACAAGAACATTTAGACCAGATATTGGTCAAATTAGAGACGTTAGTATTCAAATTGATTCTGCTACTGGTAATAACAATACTGTTGGAAATTGTAAGAATGTTATTTCTGCAGTTAACACTGCTATTGGTATTTGCACTGCAATTATCGAAGATGGATTCCAAGCACTTCAGGATCCAGCATACTTAGATGTATCCACAGCATCATATGTTGCAAGTAGTGGAGTACTTACATTAAATACATTAACAAATCATAATCTTTCTAATGGTGATAAGATTAAACTAACAAATCATTCACTTGTATTTAAATGTAATTCTGATGGTGGTATTACTCAAATTGGATATCCAGATAAAACTAGTCCAATTTTTGATAAGTTTATTCCAGTTACAGTTACTGGTGCTACCTCACTGACTGTTAATACTGGAGATGCTGGTACTGCATCAACATTGACTCATACTTTTGTTTCTGCTGCAAGTTCTACAATTAACTATGGTGGTGCTGGTATTTCTACTAGATTCCCTGGAAATGGTGGAGCAGGTTCTGCCCTTGAAAATGATCCTTCATTCTCTCCTGGTACTGACGGTCCTGTTCTAAAAGGTCCATATGTAAGAAACTGCACCAACTTCATTGAAAATAGCATCGGTATGAGAATCGATGGTTTTGATGCCGATCCTGGTGATAAGGACGAACTAGGTGTACAGGGTTCAATGAGTGTTGACTCATACACTCAATATAACCAAGGTGGCATTGGTGTTTCCATTACAAACGGTGCATATGCTCAGTTGGTGTCTATCTTTACTATTTGCTGTAACGAAGCAATCGTAACTCTAACTGGTGGTCAGTGCGACCTTACAAACTCTAACTCTTCCTTCGGTGAGTTTGGTCTAGTTTCTAAGGGTGTTGGTGATGAAAACTCTAGTTCTAACTACAGACAAACTGCTGAGGTTGTTAAGGCAGGTGAACCTGGTAGAACAATTGCTCAGGGTCCATATGATATCGGTGATAGAAAAGTTACTCTAACTGGTGTTGGTACACAAAGACCTTATGATGGTCAAACACTATTCTTCGACAAACTCTATCAATCTGTAGAAAAAGTCAAGATTACTAATGGTGGATCTGGATATGAAGGTGCTGTACCTTCTGTTACTTTTACTGATCCATCAGGACCTGATGGTATTACCGCACAGGGTATTCCAATTATTGAAGATGGTGTAGTTGTTGACTTCTTAGTTGCTAACTCTGGAACTCAGTATGAAGCAAAACCAACAATTACTATTGGACCTCCAAATGCTGGAGGAACTCAGGCAACGGTTGAGGTTGATAGAATGCAACCTCTATATTTCAAAGTTGCTTCAGCAACACTCCCCCATAATGGTATTTCAACCATCACCATGAGTCAAGGACTAAATAATAATTTAACGGGTGGAGAAATTGCATACATAACTCGTCAGAGTTTACAAATTACATCATCTCACTCATTTGAATATGTTGGTGCTGGTAATACCATCCTAACCGCAAGACCTTCAGTTGGAGGTATCATTATTCAAGATAATGAAGTTGTTCAAGAAGATGGTGGTCTCGTAGTTTACACAAGTACGGACCAGGCAGGTAACTTCAGGATTGGTGATGGTATTCAAATTGACCAAGCAACTGGAACCATCTCTGGTCGTGTTTATATTAAATCATTGTTCAACAGCGTTACACCATTCATTCTAGCACTCGGAGGAAACTAAATCATGGCAGCAGTCGCAGTCAATAACTTTAGAACAATCACTCATACGGTAACTACAGGTGCAGCAACAGAAATTTATACTGCACCTACTGGTTATACCTCAGTATTCCTACTCATTCAAGTAACTAATACTGATCCAGCAACAAAAACATTAAGTCTCTATCATAAGAGAGAAGCAGTCGAAACGGCACTTTTACTTGACTATCCAATTGCTTCTAAAGATAGTCTAAGTTTACTTAATGGTAAACTTGTTTTACAGACTGGTGATAAACTAGCAATTTCGGGTAATGCATCAGGTGTGATGAAATTAGTTGCATCTGTTCTGGAGACATCTAACTTCTAATAACGGTATTAAATCAATGCAAGCACGTAAAAGGTTTTTTTCAGGTAGAGAAACATCACTATCTTTGGGTATCAAAGATTTTTCAGCATCTGATACTGTTCTTGAAGTAACTGAGGGAAGGGTTGGATTTGGAACAACTTCAGCTGCATATCAACTCACCGTTAATGGTGATATGCAGTTGCATAAAGCATTATATGATTATCAAAAATCTCCAGGTGTTCAGGGATTATCTTTGATCTCTACTGGTTCTTCTGTAGTTTGGGGAACCCCCGAAATTACCTTTGGTGGTATTACTGTTCAGGAAGAAGGAGTAACTGTTGGTAGTGCGGGTAGTGTTCAAACATTAAACTTTGTTGGTCAAAGTATTGAAGCAACCGCATTCCAAGGTATTGCAACAGTGACTGTGGATCCTTTTGATCCAGCTGGTGATAATACCATGGTTCAGTTTAACGATAATAGTAGTTTTGCTGGTGCAACTGGATTAGTATTTAATAAAACCTTAAATAAAGTTGGTGTAGGTGCAACAATATTTGGAACAGAAACACTTTTTGTAACTGGTAGTATTGGTGTTACCAGTGAAATGAATGTAGAGAAAGTGTTTGTTAGTGATAAGTCACCCTCTCTTCCAAACGAACTTGCCAGTAAGGAATACGTTGACCTCTTTGCAACAGCAGCACTTGTAGTTCAGCAGGCTGTGGCAGTTGCTTCTACAGAAAATATAAATGCAACGTATAGTAATGGATCTTCAACAGGTATTGGTAATAGTTTACTTGGTATTGGTGCTAGATTAACATCAAATACAAATGGTGAATTAATTCTTGATGGATATAAAGTTGAATCTGATGACAGAATTCTGGTCAAAGATCAAACTATTGAAGCACATAATGGATTTTATGTGGCCATTTCTACAGGTAGTCCATCTACTCCATTTATTATTGAACGAGCACAAGACTTCGACCAACCTGATGAAATTATCGAAGGTGCATTCTCCTTCGTAACGAACGGTACTCAGAACAGTGCGAACGGTTTCGTGCTTATTAATGTTGATCCAGACTTTACTTTCGATGGGTCAGCTTACGTTGGTTTCTCTACAATTAGATTTACACAGTTCTCTGCTGCTGGTCAGGTAGAGGCAGGTGATGGTCTATTCAAAGTAGGATCTGTCATCAACGTTGGTACTGCAAGTTCCGATAGAATTCGTGTTAATGCGGATGACATTGATCTTGCTACAGTAAGTACAACAGATACATTCAGTGATACAACAACTGAGAAATTCTTTATCACTGATATTGTAACTGATGGATATGGTAGAGTAAGTGGTATTACAAGTGATAAGCATCAATTTGCTTCATATACAGATCATGGTGTTGTAAGACTTGATCCTCTTGCATTCCATATCAATCCAGTTTCTGGCATTATGAGTCAGGCGGTTTATACTAATATAACCAACTTGAATATGCCTCTTGGGGATAATATTGGTATTGCGACTATAAACCTAATTAAAGGTTGTGAAATTGATAGTAATGGTAGCATTCTATCAATGAATAATGCTAATTTCCTAGGAATTGTAACTGCCAACGCATTTATTGGTGACGGAAGCAATCTAAGTAATATTATTACTGGTGTTGGTCTTGCAACCGAAGGTGGTTATGCTGGTAGTGGTGCGACTACTATTGATTTTAGAGGTCCTGGTGCTGGTGTAGTTACCATCGACGTTGCTAGTGGTATTGGTACTGTTCAGATTGAAGGTGGTACTGACGTAAATGATATTGGTGCTGCAAACCAAGTTCTATTTAAAGATAATAATAACGTTGCAACTACATCTGCCAACTTACAGTTCAATGGAACTAATCTAACTTGTGCTGGAACAGTTACTGCAAACTCCGATGAAAAACTCAAGAAGAATGTAGAAACTATCACCGATGCACTTCATAAAGTAAGAAGTCTCCGTGGTGTTGAGTATGATCATAAAAAAACAGGTGATCATTGTTTAGGATTGATAGCACAAGAAGTTGAAAAGGTTATTCCTCAAGTTGTATATGAAGATGTTCATGGTGTAAAATCGATTGCATATCAAAATATTGTTGCACTTCTAATTGAAGCTGTTAAAGATCAGCAACAGCAGATTGATGAACTTAAGAGAAAACTGAACTAAATAATTTTATTATGAAATAGTATTATGTCTGCTAAGTCCTGCAAACCAGGATACTACTGGTGTTATACTGACAAGAAATGTAAAAAGATTCCTCTAGGTTGGCATGTAGGACGAGGTGGTTACTTGTCCAAAGACGAGGATGAAGATTCCAAATCTGATAAAAATGGTGGTAACGGAAATGTTTCTAATGGTAATGGTAACGGCAATGGTAGCAATGGGAGTGGCAGTGGCAATTCTGGATCCAACGGTAACGGAGGTGGAGGAGTGAGTGAAGGAACTCTTCGTAAATGGTTCAAAGGATCCAAGTCTAAGGATGGTAAAGGTGGTTGGGTCAATGTTGTAACAGGTGGAACCTGTGCAAGTGATGAACCAGGTGAAGGAACACCAAAGTGTGTGTCTTCAGCAAAACGTGCAAGTATGAGTAAGAAAGAAAGACTTTCTGCTGCTAGAAGAAAGAAAAAAGCAGATCCTGGTCAACAACAAAAATCAGGTGCTGCTAAACCAACTTATGTTGCAACAGATAAAAAGAAGGTAAAAGAAGATATTGAACTGACTGATGCCTACGGCAATACATTTGCAACTATTCACGACGTTATCGAGAAGGAACCAATGAAATCAGATGCACCACCTATCGAGTCATATGAAACTTATGATATTGAAGCAATGGTAGAAGAAAAAGACAAAAAAGGAAAAGGTAGTGGCACGAAAGATGCTTGCTATCATAAAGTCAAATCCCGTTATTCTGTATGGCCTTCTGCATATGCATCTGGAGCACTAGTTAAGTGTCGTAAGGTTGGGGCTGCTAATTGGGGTAATAGCACTAAAAAAGAAGAATACTCTGACTGGAAATCTGAATTATTTGATGAAGGTGCAATGCCTGCAGCAATTGATCCTAAGGCACACAGAAATCAACAACGTGCTGCAAAAGTAAGAAATCTTGCATCAAAAGGTTCTACTGAGGGTGAACGATCAGCAGCCAAAGGCAAAACTAAAGGACCAGACTTATTTGGTGAAGATTGTTGGGATGGTTATGAGAAGAAAGGTATGAAGACTATGTTTGGAAAGAGGTATCCAAACTGTGTCAAAAAGAAAAAGACCAGAAAAGAAGAAACTGAATGTTCCCATACTAAAAAAGGAGAGGAGTGTCCCGTTCATGGAATGGAGTCCTGTCCATCTGAAGTAAGTGAAGCAGTGAGAGTTCCAGCAAAAACTGGTAACATTATTTCTGTCATGATTACTTGGAGAGGAAAAGGATACTCTCTAAAGATGTTCTTCCCACAAGCAAAGAGACCTACAAGACAAGAAGTGGAACTTGAGGTTCAGAAAGTCTACCCTGATGGTAGAGTTAGATATATGGAAATTTCGGATATAAAACCTGGGGAGCAATTTCTACAAGTTTCTGAAGGTGCTGCCTGGACAAAGAAATCTGGGAAAAACAAAGAAGGTGGACTTAACGAAAAAGGACGTAAGTCTTACGAAAGAGAAAATCCAGGATCTGACCTTAAAGCACCGTCAAAAAAGGTTGGAAATCCCCGTAGGGCATCATTCTGCGCTAGAATGAAGGGTATGAAGAAAAAACTAACTTCTTCTAAAACTGCTAACGATCCTGATAGCAGAATTAATAAGTCTCTGAGAGCATGGAACTGCTGATATTTGTTGCTCTTTGTATTCTCTCTACTATTAAGGTTGGTAAAATTATGAGTGACGTATATCTTGGTAATCCCAATTTAAAAAAAGCAAATACTCCTCATGAGTTCACGGAAGAACAGATTGATGAGTTCATTAAGTGTAAAAAAGATCCAGTATATTTTGCAAGAAACTACGTTCAGATCGTTACTCTTGACCATGGTCTACAACCATTCAAGATGTATGACTTTCAGGAGAAGTTAGTAAATAGATTCCATGAGAATCGATTCAATATTTGTAAGATGCCACGTCAGACTGGTAAATCTACAACGTGTGTATCATATCTTCTACACTATGCAGTTTTTAATGATAGTGTAAATATAGGTATATTGGCAAACAAAGC